AACGCAACTAGTCAAACTAGCAATCCAAGTCAAAAGGCTGAAACACCAAGTAATCAAGCTGAGAGTCTTCAGAGTCTATTGCAACAGCTCTATGCTCTTCCAAGTAGTCAACGTTATGCTGAATCAGATGGCTTGATTTTTGACCCTGCTAAGATTTCAAGTAGAACACCGAGTGGCGTGGCGATTCCTCATGGAAATCACTATCATTTCATTCCGTATACAAAACTTTCTGCCTTGGAAGAAAAGATTGCGCGTATGATTCCTTTAAATAGCGACAGTGGGAAGCCAACACCTTTGGAAAATCCAAGCAAACCAGCAGAGCATCCAGCTCAACCAGATCATCCTCATGACCAAGACGGTGACCATGGAAGTCAGGATACCAACCATGAAGACCATGACCATGATGGAGAGGAGCATGACCACCATCACGGCGAAGAACATGATCATAGTTTTGCAGCTGACCGTGTTATTAGTGAAGATGAGCAAGGTTTTGTAGTTTCTCATGGAGATCACGCTCATTATTTCTTTAAGAAGAACTTGACTGCAGCCCAAATCAAAGCTGCCCAAGATCACTTGAAAGAAAATCATCAGCCGCAGCACGTTCAACCACTTGCAAAGACTGTGGAAAGTTTCTCAAGAGATGCTAGCGATGAAGAAAAAATCAAGTATATCTCACAGACCTACGGAGTTCCGCTCGAAGCGATTCGCATTTCAAATGGATTCTTTGTCTTTGGAAATCCGGATCAAGCCTATGATCCAACCCATATCCATCCCTATGCTGTTCGAAAAGAACATGTTCGTATTCCTCTCCAAACTGGGAATCCAGAACTTGATTTCCTAAATGAACTTTATACAACTGCCCTACGTGATGGGGTGTCTCCTTATAGTTTACAGGTAGAAAGTGGTAGTTTTGTGATTCCTCACGGAGACCACAATCATTATATCAAGGTCCAAACTAAGGGCTATGAAGTGGCTTTGAAAAACAAGATTCCAGCCCTACAATCAAGCTATCAGCCTGGAGCTTTTGACGAGCAAACTGTTCTTTCTAAAGTGGATCAACTATTAGCAGATAGCAGAAGTCTCTACAAAGACAAACCTATCATGCAGAGACGGGTTGAACTTGCTTTGGGTCAATTTACCGAGAACATGAAAAAACTTGCGACAAACTCAACTGCTGGATACCTAGCAGCCTTGGATCTCTTTGATAAGCAATATATCCATGTGGATCACAGTGTGTCTCCAGTTGAAACATCACCTTTGGACAAGAAATACCAAGCCCTTGTAGATAAGATCAATACACTGGATACAGATACTTATGGTTTGCCTAAGAAGGATCTCTTGCTACATTTGCAGGATGCGAAGCTAGCACAAGATGAGACAGAGTTGGATGCGATTGAAGCGAAACTTCAAGCCTTGCAAGATTTCCGTGATCGGACAGGGGTTACGACAGTAGAGTACATTAAGTATTTCTACGAACATGTATCTGATGGCCGACTCAGAGAAGAACTACGTAACCGTGTTGCCAAGTTGACTTGGGAACTTTACCAGTCGCAATCTTTCCTCAAAGCGACCGACTTGAACAAGTTATTCCCAACTATTTACCAAACTAAACTAGAGGTGGAAGAAGCTCTAAAAGACGAACCCGTTTCTACAAAAGCTGGTAAGACTATTCTAGATACGGAAAAAGTAGATAGTCAAACCGCTAAGACAGCCATCTATGAATTCCTAAAAGAACTCTACGGTGATTTTATGCCAGAAGAGCGGGTTAGCCATGTTAAAAAGGAAGAAGTGGATGCTCTTCTAACAAAAGCTGCCCAACTCCTAGCACGTGTCAAAGAAGACGGTGTCAAACAATCCCTAGCTGAAGAAGCAGCCAATATCAAAGCAGCCACAGAAAAAGAAAATGCAGACTTTGATGAAGCCAAGACACAGCTTGAGGAACTTTTGAACCGTATTGCAGCAACTATCCAACGAGAGGAAAAACAGGCAGAACAAGATCCGCAAACGGTGATCATCTATCAAAAACTTTATAATGTCTTGCTCTCTCTTCACAAGTACCTTGAGGATAATAAGGGATTAGATGCAGACTTTGAGCGTGTTGATGCCCTATTTGATCAACTCGCAGCCAAAAGTAGTGATAAAGAAGGCCTCCTTACTCTAGCTAAAGAGATTATTAGCTTGAACCAAGAACTCCGTTCAAAATCAAGTGAAACTGCTAACCAATCTAAGTCTGAGAAAGATAGTGAAACAGCGACATCTCAAGCAAGCGAAAAGCAAGAGCAAAGTGAGTCTGACTCAAGTGCTCAACCAAACGAATAAAAAGAAAGGCGAAGTAGCTGAGCTACCTCGTCTTTTTTAGTCTTTATAGGATACAATACCAATGATGGTATCTACTGCGCGCTCCATGGTCTGAAGACTAACGTATTCAAAACGGCCGTGCATGTTTTCACCACCAGCAAAGATATTCGGAGTTGGAATACCCATAAAGGAAATCTTAGAACCGTCTGTCCCACCACGAATCGGTTCAATGATTGGCGTGATTCCAAGATCTTCCATAACGGCTTTGGCAATGGTAACGGGTGTCATGTCTTTCTCGATGACTTCTTTCATATTGTAGTACTGGTCTGTCAGACTCAAGGTTACTCTATTATTCCCAAGCTTTTGATTCATCTTATCAGCAATGTCCCGCATGGTTTCCTTACGAGCTTCAAAGGCATCTTTTTCAAAGTCTCGAATGATATAGCTTGCACGCGCCTCCTCGACACTACCTGACACATCCATAAGATGATAGAAACCTTGGTAACCATCTGTCAGCTCTGGTCGGTCATTCTCAGAAAGTTGATTATGAAAATCAATCGCCAGCTGAAGGGCATTGACCATCTGTCCTTTGGCAGTACCAGGGTGGACATTACGCCCTTGGAAATGGAGCTCAGCGCCAGCTGCTGAGAAAGTCTCGTACTGGAGTTCCCCTAGTGGTCCTCCGTCAACAGTGTAGGCGAAATCAACATCAAAATCTTTAGCATCGAATTTGTTAGCACCAACGCCAATTTCTTCATCTGGACCAAAACCAACTCGAATTTCACAATGCTTGATTTCGGGATGAGCAGTCAGGTATTCGATAGCAGTCATAATTTCAGCAATCCCAGACTTGTCATCAGCACCTAGCAAGGTCGTACCATCAGTTGTGATAAGCGTTTGGCCATGATATTTTTCAAGACTCTTGAAGTCAACAGGATCTAGTTTAAAGCCAGAAGTACCTAAGTCGATGGCTCCACCATCATAGTTTTCGATAACTTGCGGCTTCACACCTTCAGCATTAAAGTCAGCAGTATCCATGTGGGAGATGAAGCCAATTTTGCGAGTGAGATTTGGATCGTTAGCTGGTAAGGTACCAATAGCAAAACCATTTGGCAGATAGTAGACGTTTTGTAGACCAACACGTTTCATTTCAGGAATAAGAACGTTGATCGCAAAATCTACCTGACTTTGCGTACTTGGAGTAGTAGTAGAGTGTTCATCAGAACGTGTATTGACCTTAACGTAGCTCAAAAAACGTTCTAAAAGATTGGGATAAGTCATAAAAACTCCTTTATTATCATTTTTTTCATTGTATCATAGAATGGAGGGAAAGACAAAGAGGAGTAAATAAAAAAACAAAATTAATGAAAACGTTTATTTATTATATCTTTCATGGTACAATGGTAATTGAAAAAAACATCACAAGGATATATCAATGAAAAAAGCAATTTTAATGATGACATTCGGTTCACCAGAAGAGATTACCTTTGAGAGTGTAGCGGATTTTTTTACCAATATTCGTCGTGGGGTTAGACCCCAGGATCACGAGATTCAGACCCTCTATGATAACTATGTCCGTATAGGTGGAACACCGCTTCAGAAGATTACCCGTGAGGAAGTTGCTTTAGTAAGAGAGCGATTAGGAGAAGAGTATGGCATCTACTTTGCTAACAAATTTTCTCGCCCCTTTATCCCTGATGTGATCAAGCAGATGGAAGCTGATGGTGTTGAAGAATGTATCTGCTTGATTTTGGAACCTCATTATTCCTTTTACTCAGTTATGGGGTATGAGAAGTTTCTGGAAAGCAAGCAAATACGCTTTTTAGTCATTAAAGAGTGGTATCAGCAACAGTCTTTGCTAGACTTCTGGACAGGTGAGGTTGGTAAAATCTTGAGAGACGAAGTGGGAGAAGAGTCCTTCAAGGTGATCTTCTCAGCTCACAGTGTTCCAATATTTGCTCTGGACTATGGAGATCCATATATCGATCAGATTTTTGATAATAGCAAACTAATTGCCAAACAACTTGGCCTAACAGCAGATCAGTATACTAATACTTGGCAGAGCGAGAGTGACATTGGAATCCCTTGGATTAAGCCAGATGTACTCGAGTATTTGAGAGAACAGAAACAACATCCAGAGCATTATATTTTTGTCCCGATTAGTTTTATTAGTGAGCACATCGAAGTCTTGTTCGATAATGATGTAGAATGTTATGAGTTATGTCAAGAATTAGGGGTAAATTATCATCGCCCACCAATGCCAAATACAGATTCCCGTTTAATTGATGCTTTAGTTGATACTGTGAGGGACAATGAACAAAAAGAATTTAAGGAATTTCTCCCAGAAGAAGAAACCTTTGATGAATTAGCTCCCTCAGCAACCACTAAGGATATTATGGAGGAAACAGGCGATCTTCAAATGCCAGAATTTGTGAAAAAACTGATTGAGAAAAAAGGCCGTGAAAATGTGAAGATGCCTTACTTAATTAAAAAAATGCTAGAAAAGGCAGGTAAGTTGCCGAAAAACTAAAGAAAAAAGGATTTAGCATGAAGCTAGATCCTTTTTTGTCTTATTTTTTCTCAAGAAGGGCTTTGATTTCTTGAAGAACTTCTAGTTCAGTTGGAGTAGCAGGTGCTTCCTCAACCACTTCCTCTTTCTTACGAAGGTTTTGAGCTTTTTCAATACCTTTAATAACGAAGAAGAGAACTGTACCCACAACAAGGAAGTTGATAACAGCGCTCAAGAATTTACCATATGTAACACCATTCCATGCAAGCTCAGCGATGTTTTGTACTTGCGCAGCTTCCAAGGCTGGGTTCAATAGGAGTGGAGTGATGATATCATTAACAAATGAAGTAACGATAGCACCAAAAGCAGAGGCAATGATCACACCGACAGCAAGGTCAACAACATTACCACGAAGCAAAAATTCTTTAAGATCTTTTAACATTTTCATAAATTCCTTTCCTAATTTTCTAATTTATTATATCCTAAATTGTGACAAAAAGCAACTTGAACGCTTAAAGCGGTCAGTTGCCCCTTTTAAAAATATAGATTTTACTGGAAATATAGTTTAAAATGATGATCAAAATTTGTGCTAGGATAGTTTCAACCGTATTAACCCTATCTATATTCTGTTCAACAAACTGACCAATAATATTGGGATAAGATGTAACGAAAATATAAGTTAAAAGAACGTCCAAACCAAGAGTAGAGAACCGTGCTAAGAAAAATTTAGCCAGACGGATTGCCCAATTTTTTCTCTCTTGTTTAAAAACAAATGCATCATTAGTGATAAAGGCAAAAAGAATACCAATAATATTTGCGAGTATGGTTGCTAGGATTTCTTGATGGCTGATACGGTAGATAGCTAAACGTGATAAAATTGAGACCAGAGTAGTAGCACCACCAAAAAATAAGTAAGAGAGAATCTCGTTATCAAAGAAAGCTTTTATTTGATTTTTCATGATTTTAGTATAGCATAAAGTCATATATTGTGCTATACTGGTAAGGTTGATTCACTCAACCCTTGGTGCTTAGCTTCTTTCACCAAGCATATTTTACGCGGGAAACCGCCAAAGGAGAGAACATGAAAAATTTAACTGTTCGTGACATGGCAGATATTGCTATTGTTGCTGCTATCTATGTGGTTTTGACCATTACCCCACCACTAAATGCTATTAGCTACGGTGCTTACCAGTTCCGTATTTCTGAGATGATGAATTTTCTAGCCTTTTACAATCCTAAATATATCATCGGTGTGACGATTGGTTGTATGATTGCTAATTTCTTTAGCTTTGGTCTAATAGATGTCTTTGTCGGAGGAGGTTCTACTCTAGTTTTCCTTAGTCTGGGTGTTTGGCTCTTTAGCAAGTACAAGAAAGACTATTTGTTCAATGGTTTGATTCGAAAAGATCATTTTTTCTTTTCAATCCTCTTCTCTATTTCAATGATTACCATTGCAGCAGAACTTCATATCGTTGCTGAAGCTCCATTCTTCTTCACTTGGTTCTCTACAGGAGTTGGAGAGTTTGCATCACTTATCGTAGGTGCAATCCTAATCGGAAAACTGGGACAGCGAATCGACCTCACAAAATAAGAAGTTTATAAGCTAGATTCTTACTAAATCTAGCTTTTTTCATTCCATAAAATTAAAAGAGAGCACTTGACAAGAACATAGAACTATAGTATACTTTTTAGGTAAGCTGATTTAGCTCAGTTGGCAGAGCGCATCCATGGTAAGGATGAGGTCGCCGGTTCAATCCCGGCAATTAGCATTAAATAGACAGAAAAGCCCTTGATTTACAAGGGTTTTTGTTATGTTTGCCCCAAATCCGCCCCAAATTTTTCGAAAATGTTTCTGATGCGATTGTGGTTTTTGTTTTTTAGTTGCTCTAACTGGTGAGCATAGACTTTTAATGTTATGTTTAGGTTCTCGTGACCAAGTAATTGTGAAATAGAAATTAAATCGACCCCCTGAGAAATCAAATACGAAGCATATGTGTGTCTAAGGGAGTGGATGTGGACATTTCTACCGACTATTTTTTTGATAGTCTTATTAGCTGCAGCATTGGACACAGACGCAAAAATTCTGTTTTGCTCGTTTTCTCCCCAGTATTTTTCTTTATACTCTTTTAGAAACGATAATGTCTGATCATCAACAGGAATCTTCCGGACGGAACTAGCGTTTTTGGTAGGAGCAAAATCATATGTCGTGTTATAGTTATAAGTCTTGTTTACATCAATAATTTTCTCGTTGAAATCAACATCATTCCACGTCAGGCCAAGGGCTTCAGAAAATCTCATTCCAGTTACAGCAATGAGGTAAATAATTGCATAAGAATGATATTTAAAATTTTCTTTAGCAGTATTAATAAGTTGAATATATTCGTCCGTTTCTAGAAATTTAGTTTCTTTTGCAAACGATTCAACAGACGAGCGAATAACTGCGAAATCGCAAAAATTACGTTCAATAATTCCTTCATGGACAGCCATCTTAATTGCTGCTTTCAAATGATAGTGGAATTTCTCGACAGTTTCTTGAGTGTGGGTGCTACTAAAATCATTTAATACTTGCTGATACATGGAATTGGTGATGCTATTAAGTCTTGTATCTCTGAAATATAACTTAATTTTACTTTCAGTATGTTGGTATTTTTTCCAAGTTACTGGGCTGACATTTGGTTTTTTATGGATTTTTGCCCAATTTTGAAAGTATTCTAATAAAGTTTGTCGGTCATCTACAATAATATTTTTATTAAGCAACCGTTCAGCTTCAAGTGATGCAGCTTGGGCCAGTTTTTTTGTTTTAAATCCCCCTTTTGATTTTTGACAAAATTTTCCATTAGGAGCCTTGTAACTAATTCGATATTCCCAACCGTTATCTCTTTGTCTGAAGTAGGCCATTGTTTTTACCTCACTTTTTTGATAAAATGGGTATAGTAAAAAGGGCTTTTTAATACCTTTTACTATACAGATCGCCTCACGCTCAGACTCGCCAAAGTTTGAGAGCGTGGGGCTTTTTTTGTTATTTACGAATTATGAACGATAACGTCCAAGGCTCCCATGATTCGTTGAGCGTTTTCGACTGCTTCCTTGTACTCTTTCGAAGTATTCTTTACTGGCTTTTTTATCAAGTCAATGAATACGACTGGTTTGGTAAAGTCATTTGAGGTCACACGTACTGTCATGTTCAAAATTTTTGTAGTTGATTTTCGTTTAGATACGATGCCGCCAGCGACAGCACCAATCGCTCCAAACATAGCACCTGCAACCAAAGCTTGACCAACACCACCCGAAACAACAGTCTGATTATTTACAATCAATTCATAGGATACTAAATCTTCGAATAAATACCAATCAGTGTCATTCTTATCTTTCTTTACCAATGACGGTATCAAAGACAATCCCATCGTTCCCATTGCAAGCCCTGCTTTTACCGAGCCTTTAATTGCTCCTCCGATCAAGCCAGAAGAGCCTTTTGCTTTTTGAGCTCCATGAATACGATAGGTACGATTATATCTATCGATCTCAAGTGGTCCGACTTTGTCCGTTTTTCTGCTTCGTGGAGCAGGAGATGGAGAAGCTGTTTTATTGACTGGCTGAGGTTGTTCAGTCCGTTCTTGGTTAGCGATAGAATAACCGCAATTTGGACAGAACTTGTAACCTTCTACTGGATTGCCACATTCAGGACAAAATTTCATATTGACCTCCAATAAAATTATATGATTTTTTATTTCTCTCTATACAAATCCACGACCTCTCCGATAATTCGGAAGTCGGTGTCTGGTGTGATTGGCATATCTTTGTACGCTGGGTTTAGACTATGTAGGTATGCCTGGTCTTTGTTGATGACAAGCTGCTTGATATAAGCATCGCCGTTATAATTGAATACTCCGATAACTCCGTTATTTAAGTCCACGCTGGTCTGAATGAATACCAGGTCGCCATCCTGATAGTCTGGCTCCATAGAGTCCCCTTTGATTGGAATAACAAAGTCAGCATCGATATCTACTGGCAACTCAATCCGTTCTACTCGTACATCGTTCAAATACTGTCCTGTGCCTGCTGAAGCCGGGTGGTCGTAGTAGTCGTAACTATATAACTGAATGATCTCCGATACTTCGTTTATCTTCGTATTTTCTTCGTTCCTCTGCTCGTCCAGTTGCTTTTCAGCATACGCCAAGACTTTGTTTTGTCTTGGAGGTTTTAGTTCATCGTAGATGGTTTGGATTGAGGAAGCGGGAGAGATAGGGTTATTCCATGATTCTCCAACTACAGAGTAAATTACAGGATTAGCGGTAACAAATCTCGGATCTAGAGTGGATTTTGGAACTCCAAAAAAATCTGCAATTTTTTGCACATTCCCTGGAATCGGCAAAGAAGTTCCTTTTACATATCCTGTCAATGTGCTAGGCGGTATCCCTGTTGCTCGAGACAACTCAGCTTGTTTGCAATTTCTATCAGATAAAATTGAGTTAAGATTTGCAGAAAAGACTTTCATATCCTTTTTATCTTGAGGAGTTAATTTTCCTCGTCCTCTTGCCATATTTCCCCCTCCTATCTATCTTCTTTACTATATGATACCGTTTATTTTCGATTTTGTAAATAAAAAATTCGAAAAAATTACGAAAAAAATCGAAAAAACCATTGACTTACGATTTAAATCGTAGTATAATAAAATCAAGCTTAAGGAAATAACAAAAAACAAACCGAAGGGAAATATCATGAACAAAGGACTTACAACACAAGAACAAATCGCACTAGCAAAAGAAATCTTACAAGTTAAGAACCGCAGAGAACGCTCATTGAAACTAGGAGAAATCCTAGACCGTGAAAAGTTATCGTCAGATGATATGTACGCATTGTACAATACGCTACTGACAGCCATCAGAGTTTACGGCGACGTCATTGGATTTGATGACAAAGATTTTCAAGAAATGGCTCTTACAATCTTAGTTTTTGAAAAGGTTGAAGAGGCTAAACAAGTTAGGGTAGCGTAGAGGGGCGCAATTCCCCTCCTAGCTGTTGCTCACGGAGCGAAAAAAAAGAGAAAGGAGTAGAAAGATGAATGAACTCAAAAACCCCTCAACGAAGTAAGGGGGTAGGAAGAACTTGAGGAATAAAAAAGTCTTGGCCTACTTTACACTAGGTCAAGACCTGCACACTTTGATAAGGTTTCACAGTCGGTGTAAAGCGACTGGTTGAAACTTCGCTGGTCATGCGTCCAGCACTGCAATCAACGTGGTTTGGCTAGTCTTTGAGTGCCGCTCGGTAGTTGTCTGTCAGTCCCGCTATAAGCAGAGCTGCAGTCCCTCTTATAGTCAGCGACAGGCTCCATGCAGTCGCACTCGCAGTAAAAACGTGTTGGTTACCTAGCCAAACTGAATCACTGAACCACAGTCTCCTTCAAAAATTTTGCCAATTTGCATCAGCTCCTTTCTTGTAAAGGATAACATAAATATATACTGTTTTCGAAGGGGGTACATCAGTCTTAAGACCGATATTTGGAGACAATCATGGAAGATAAAATCATTGAACTTGCTGATTACTTCATCAGCGAGAATAAAACGTACAGAGAAGCTAAAATAGCGTGTGAGAAGCTGTTGAAACAAGTTAGCCATGAGATTGAACTCAGGGCGCTAGAAAGTGAGACGGTATGAAATGAGACCAAAACGGTATCCGTATAGCGGGAAAAGAAAAAAGCCTATCAAACAATCGATAGACTTTATGATAGACAAAGATGCTATTCTTCAGTCGGCTCTTCGAATTTCCCAATCGAAACACCCAATATCTGATCTAAAAATAGACAAACGAATGGCATTTTGAATGGTCTACCGATTGAATTGGTGCGAACTTCAACATCTACTAAAAAGATTGCTGTTGGATTTTTTTCATCGTATTCAGAAACTCGAAGATCTTTTATCACTTGAGCAATTGCAGATACGTAAGGGTAATCAGCATTATCAGGATCGTAAGGTTCGCCAATATATTGCCCTGCAGCTGTTTGGATTATCAATTTATGACCTGTATCTTTAGCGATAATTCCATGCGTTAGTAGAATGTCATATTTTTCTAAGTTGTTACTCATAGCCTTTCCTCCTTTCTATTGAAATTTTGACTAAAACGGTGAGAGGTCCTAGTCAAGAATGATTATAACATAGATAACAGAAAAACACAACATATTGTTAATTAAATATATTTGTTTAACAACATATAGTGGTTGGAGGTGTGAAAATGTGGGAACAATTGAATAGAATAATGCAGGAAAGAAATTTGAATGGAAATCAATTGTCAAAGATGTCTGGTGTCAATCGTAGTTTCTTTTCTGACCTAAAGACAGGAAAGGTGAAATATCTTTCTTGGCCGAACATATGCAAAATTGCTGACGCGTTGGAGATCAGCATAGATGAATTTAGATAAGGAGGTAGGAACGTGCCGAAAATGACATTGAGAGCAATAAGAACAAATTATAACTTATCTGCCAAAGAAGTTGCTGATAAACTTAACATTCATCAACAAACATTGTTGAAGTATGAGCATGATAGTTCAAAAATTCCAATGGATCTTTTGGACAAACTTGCTCGACTATACAATGTCGATAAGGATTTTATTTTTTTAGGCAAAAAATACGAATTAAATCATAGTTTAGGAGAAGTATGAATGAACAATATTTCACAGAGATAGACATGGATAATCACGAAAGATACTTTAAGATTCCGTATCGGCTGATAGAAGATGATTATTTTTCAGATTTAGACCCACTGGCTGTTATGGTTTATGGTATTTTGACCGATCGTATTTCATTATCTCGAAAAAACAAGCAACATTTTACTGACAAAGATGGATATTTGTATGTTGTAGCTACTAACGAAGAAATTGGTAAGTGGATAAAAAAAAGCGAGCCAGTTGTAATCAAATTAAAAAGACAACTGATAGAACACGGCCTGCTGAAAGAAAAAAGGCAGGGCGTTAGATTAGCGAATTTACTATATCCTCAGAAAATCAGAACTAAAGAAACTTTAGTTCAAGAACTTAAAAATATTAAGGGGAGAACTAAAGAAACTTTAGTTCAAAAACTTAAAAATATTAAGTCTAACCAACCTGATAATAACCATCCTTATATAACCAACCTGAGCGAACCAGATGGGGCTGGTGCTAATAATCTATATAGTATAGAGGACGCCCCCGCAGAAAATGACTTGGGAATTGTTCATGATTGGATATTTTCAGAGTTTGGACGATACCCGACACCATTTGAAATCGAGGACTTGAAGGCTTTCTTACAAGACCATAAGAAAGAGGTTATCAAGTTAGCAATCAAGGAATGTGTTGGCAATGGTAAGCCTTATTTCAAGTATCTTGAGAGCATCTTGAGAGACTGGAAACAGAAAGGACTGGTCACGGCTGAACTAGTAGAGAATAGGCAAAAGCCTACAAGGTCAAGCGGTAAGTCAAACGGTTGCTTGAAATTGTCAGATGATGGATTTGATCCACGTCTTGGATTTTAGGGGGTGCGTATGCAAGTAGTATCGAGCAAAGAGTTGCAAGAAAGAGCCTTGCAGATTGAGACATTGAAACAGCAATGCCCAAAACATGAAGGGGTCTATATGTGGCGGTCAGTCAATCCTTGCACTCGCAACACGCTGACCTATTGTCCTGAATGTGTTCAAGAGACCATCAACCAGAACGCAAGTGAACAGTTAGCTATCGCTGAAGCTCAAATCAGAGATACAAGATCCTACTCTTTATTTATGAAAGAGAGTATCATTCCGAACGATTTGAAAAATGCGACTGTCGGGAATTTTGAAATCCATACAGAACAAGATGCTGAAGCAGTCAATTTCGCTAAACGTGTCACGGCTGACTATGTGAAAGAGCGATACGAAGGGAATACGATTATCTCTGGTCCGCCTGGTGTTGGAAAGAGTCATCTAGCAGTTGGTATTGCTAAGACCTTAAACGAGAGCTTTCAAATGCTCCAAGCTCGCAAATCGGTCGTGTATATGCCGGCCATGGAACTGTTCTCTCGAATACAAGAGGCTTTTCAGTACAAGGACTCAAAATGGGAACAGCGCTCAGTCGTGAAATTTCTGCAAAATGTTGATTTCTTGATTTTGGATGACCTTGGCAAAGAGTCGAGCGTTGGAAATGAAATCCGACAAGGCAATAACTGGATGCAAAAAGTCCTGTATCAAATACTTGAGAACAGGACGAATACAATTATCACAACTAATTTTGAGGGAAAGCACCTCAAAGAACTTTACGAGCAGAGTCTCGTTGACAGAATAACGAAAGGAAATATGAAGACGAATGCCTTTAAATTCAGTAAAGACACAGCTTCAAGACGCTCCTTGTCAGCAAGTGACTACTGAGGAACGCAAGCAGATTATTGATCAGTTTGAAAGTCAATTTTACAGACTATCAACTCTGCTTAAAGAGAGGTTGCTGATTACGACAGACGAACGGTTCACCAATAAGATGAACGAGCTGACGTATTATGCGACAAATGGAAGCGTTTATAGAACCTAAAAATAAAAGCACCTGACGGCAATCAGGCGCTCAACAAAATTATTCAAGGAAATTATAACATGAATGACTTAATGAATCAACTATTAGACCAGTTTGAAGCTGGCTTGATGGATAGGACGCTCAAGGTCATGACCATTGTGACCGACGAAAAACGGCGTTATCCAATGGAACTGAATAAGTCGCAATGCTCCGAGATGCTACTTGGTACAAAGGATACGACGACATTCGACGAGCGTTTCAACAGCCATAAAGACTTTCCGAGAATCGAAGGGAAGCGGGAGAAATATCCACGGGATGCTGTTATCGAATGGTATCACGAAAACTGGCAGAAAACAGCTATATAAATCAAAAGGAGAAAATATGAAACTATTTACTAAAATCAAACTCAAACTTGAAGGAGTTATAAAATCGGTCAACCTTGACTGGAGAGTGGTCGCGGTAGAGCTTAACGAGGACCTGCTTGAAGAGCGAAAACGTCGCTTTGCTTTCGAGCAAGAAAACTACGATTTGAAACAAGAGCTTGCTGCTTATAAGTTCAAAGAAAATTTTGACATCAAGGCCACGCTACAAGGAGAAGTTTAGATGTACATTATATCAATCTATGTCAATAATGCTGAAACTGGAAACGAGGATTTTGGCATTATAGGAAGGGATTTCTTACCGACGGGGCACCAAGACTATATTGCAAGAGTTTTTGAAACAAAAGAAGAAGCGATTGATTACTTAAAATCTATATCTTACATCGCATCAGGTGTTCATGGTAACGATTGGGTTTATCAAAATGAAAAACCACCAGAAATTGAGTCACGTTGTCGAATTTGGAAAGTCGGAGAATGAAGAAAAAAGGAGAACAATATGTTTAAAGCACTAAAAACAATCAAAAAAATCAAACAACTTCAGAAAGAAATGCACGCTTTCAGCCTTGCGTTTCTAGCTCTACAAGATATGGGCTTGATGCCAGAGACTGAAAGAAGCAAGGCGAAGGCTCAAACAATGCACGATGTAAGCCACGTACTCAAGGACGTCCTGGACGGCAAGTCGGTAGATGAAGCGATGAAACGTCTAGATATTGAAGTGAAAATTGAAAAGGCGGGGCAGGAAGATGACCAGAATTGAACTTGAAAACCGTGTGTGGCTTTTGGCCAATCATGAAGAAAAAAACGAATTGCTGGATCTCGGTTTGACGTCTAAAGCTAGATATGTGAAACGAGTCCTGGAACTCGGAAAGGTGTATGCTCATGTTTGATTATGATAGGGATATGATGCAACCATCTGAGCCACGAGAAGAACTCGACCCAAGAGAGTATGTGTATATTGGATGCGGTCAGTATCGATATGTAGGTGATGAAATATGATTCAGGAGATACACGAAGAAATCGACAATTGGAGAGCCGAGTATATTCATCTTGGTCAGGAACTTGGAGAAATTATCAACGAGCAACAAAATATTATTTTGAAATTGCAAAACGCAAACAGACGCTTGAAGCGTGAAAATTGGAATTTAAAGAAAACGAAAGGAAGAAAGAAATGACAAACGAACTAACACAGAAGCAAGTTACATCAAATGTTGCAACACGAATCGAAGCGATGAAGGGAGAAGGACTCCTGATCGCACCGAATTATAGTGTTAGCAATGCACTGAGTTCAGCATATTATGCTCTAAAAAATTCTAACAGCGGGAACTTACTCCAACAGTGCACTCAAGACAGCGTTTATAATGCATTGTTAGAAATGGTAACCCAAGGACTGAGCCCGGCTAAAAAGCAATGTTACTTCATCAAATATGGTTCGGATGTTCAGCTTAGAATGTCGTATTTTGGGACCATTAAAGTTACTAAAGATTTGCAAGAGGTGAAAGATGTTACTGCAAATGTTGTCTACGAAGGAGATACGCTAGAGGTATCAGTTGAAAATGGGCGTAAGAAGTTAGTCAAACATGAGACGGATTGGCAGAACGCAGATAATCCAATAATTGCTGCTTATTGCATCATCACTCGAACTGATGGAGAAGAGTTCTTTGAAGTCATGACTAAAAAACAAATTGACAAGTCATGGTCTAAGGCGAAAACGAAAAATGTCCAAATCGACTTCCCTGACCAGATGGCCATGCGTACGGTTATCAATCGTGCTGCTAAAATGTTTATCAACACAAGCAATGACAGTGACTTGTTCGCTGGAGCAATCAATAACACAATCGCTGACGAGTATGACAATGATCGTCAAATGAAAGAAGCTGAACCAGTGAGAGAAGAGGCTGAAACATTAGATAGTATCCTTGGAGCTTCTGAAGAAGTGACTGAAGAACCAAAAAAAGAGGTTATCAACCAGGAGTTGACAACCACAGATACAAAATACCCAGCAGATGAGATCCCAAATTTTGACCAAGAAACGGGCGAAGTAATCGACCAAGAGCCAGAAACCGGCCAAATGGACATGCTAGAAGGGGAGGATTTCTAGAATGACTGAAGAATTGAAAGATGTAACAGATAGCCTAGAACTCGTTCCAGTGACGGATTTAGAAGTCGGATTTGTCCTGAAAGCGGCTGAAATCGAAATCCAAGGAAAGGAAGTTTTAGAACAGGCTTTAGCAGCATATCAAAAGAAATACGCTGGCTATATCGTGACAGAAGAAACTTTGTCAGATGACACCAAGGTTAAAGACGAATTGGGGCGAGTGCAACGTCAGATTGAGCAAGAACTCAAAAACCAATTAAAGGACTACTCTAATCCGTTGGACGAAGTGAAAGCATGGGTTAATGCTGTTCTAGAACCTATCAAAACTTTGCAGGCGGACATCAAAAATCAGATTAAAGAATTTGAAGAGAGAGCGACAGAAGCTCGCAAGGAAACAGTCAGAGAAGCTTTTGAATCTGCAATCGCAGATAGCGGAGTAGATCTTGATATCAAGCTGTTTGCTATTTACTTTGATGATCTCAGCAAGAAAAAGTGTTTCATGGCTGACAATGTGCGAATCAATCAAGCGACCTCTAAAATGATTGCTGATTTAGTCGCAGAAGAAGCGACCAAGAAGCAACAACGTGAAGATGGCCTTATCCAGATAACAGAAGCAGCTGCCAAGGCAGGCTTCGGCCCAGTTGTCTACATCCGACTCTATGAAGGAGGCGCCAAGCTGGAGGATATCCTGCAGGCTATTTTAGACGATAAAGACCTGGCTGACAAAGCTAAGGCGGAGGAAGAGCTTAAAAAACGTATCGGGGAAATGACAGCTATTGCAGAGGATAATGATCTAGCTCCTCAAAAATACGTTGACATGCTTAAAGAAGGTAAATCAGTTTTGGATGTTATCAATATCCTACACGCAGACGCAGCTGAAATGAGACAAGCTCAAGCGGAAGTAGAACGAAACACTCAGAATCAATTCTACACCCAAAATCAGCCAGAATTTGAGCCTGAAACGAGTTCAGAGGGCAATAGCGCCCGCGAACAAGGAACAGGCCAA